TCGTCATTCACACCTAATTCTTCTTTTAATTTATTTTTGCCCATACCGTAAAATTTTCCTAGGTTAATAGTTTTAGCTTGATCTCTTGGAATATCTGCTAGATCCGAAACTATTTTGTGAAAGTCCATGTCTTTATTCTTTTTATATTCATCCACAAATATGTTTGCTCCAGGAAGCTCCTGCAAAGCGGCATAATGCACTACCAATCTTGGTTCCTGTTGTGAGTAATCAAAGCAACCCCATTTATGATCTTTTTGATCAGGAACAAAGATAGCTCTTAGTTGGTCGCCCATACCTTGTCCGGATCTAGGAATTTGTTGTAGGTTAGGATGAGTATAAGAAAATCTTCCCGTGACCGTGCCTCCGAACTCTGATCTTAATTGATTTATATCAGCATGTATTCTTCCATTGTGTACGTATCTGTAAATTGTTTCAATAAAAGTAGTTCTAGCTTTATTTGCTTCTCTAGCAGAGTTAATTAAATTGATTGTATAATTATCATGTTTTTTTAAAAAGTTTTTATTAAAAGAAGGTGCTTTTGTTTTTTGAGTTCTTGGATATTCTAGCTTTAAATAATCGAAAACTTTTGCTATACTTCTGGCTGCCCATAATTCAGGAAAAAAGCCTACTTCTTTTTTTATAGCATTTAAAAATGTATCTTCTTGTTTTTTAAGTTGTTTTTTCACATGCTGCGCATGATCTAAACTTATTTTTACCCCTCTTGATTTCATTTCCACTAAGCAGGGAAATAATTCCGTTTCTAAATCAAAAATAGCTTGTAAGTCTTGCGTCAAGATTTCTGCTTTAAGCTCTTGCCACAAAGCTAAAGTAATCTCGGCATCTTTTTCAGCATATTCTCCTACGTATAAAGCCGGAAGTTTATACATTTCTGATTTGGGATCTACACCCCACGCAGCAGCAGCCTCTTGCAATGCATATTCATTTTTTCCCATCCCAGTAAATTCTTTAGCAACAGAGTTAAGATCATATTTAAATCTGTTTTCATCAACCAAAGATGTTGCAATCATGGTGTCTACAATTTTACCACTTATTTTTAGACCTAAACTTTGAATCCAACAAACATCATACATAGCGTTGTGAAATATTTTAAGTGAATCTGTTTTAAGAACATCAGCAAACCATTTAAGAACTTGTTCGCGGTCCATGTTTCCTCCACCTTCATGAGCGATCGGATAGTACCCAGACCAGTCAGAAACAGCTACAGCTATTCCGACAACTTCTCCATCTTTCCTAAAAGTTCCTGGTCCCATTTTAATTAGGTTTGGATCTTTTGTTTCTAAGTCTATTGAGATTTCCTCATATCCAGATAAGTCTGGAAAAGAATCTGGGTGTACCCATTCGGTTTGAGGTTTAAACAGCGGACGTTGCATTATTTATAATCTCTCTCTATAATCATATCGATAAAATGTTTAGCTTTTTCTAAGTCTTCCTTTCCTCCTTTATACTTGTGTCTGCAAATATATTTAATAACATTCCCTTCAGGAAAAAGCAACTTGTTCTCGATTACGAATTTACTTGGCTGTATTTTCATTTTCCTGTAATGTGTTCCACCAATTTGTTTATTATAAACACTCATACGTCCTCCTCTTCTTTTTTATCCCCAGCAAAAAGATAACTTGTGTCAGCATAAAGCTCTCTTTCCATTTTTTGAATATATCTATGAAATTCTTCACTCATATTTTTCCCTTTCTAAAAGAGGAAAACGGTCCTCATACTTAGTATTACATGTTGGTCTATACATATATAAAGTTCTTCCACTTCTGGTCACAGCCACATAAGCACATCTAATTTCTTCTCTTCTAAAAAAAGGAGTTGAGTTTCTATAGTTGTTCATACAAAGAGAGCTCCAGACATCACATACAATAACATTTGTGGCTTCTTTCCCTTTTACCGAATGAATAGTTCCCACTGTAATATTTGTTTTTCTAAGAGTAGAATCTTTTTTCCAAACTTCTACGATATATTTTTGCACGTCTTCATTGTCTTCAAACAAATGGGTTAGTGTACCTTTCCTATACTTCGAAGATTCAGAAACATGTTTTTGTTTAAAAAATATAAAATTGAACCAATCTTTATCAAAACTAAAGTCTTTTTTAAAAACATTTTTAATTAATAAATCATTCCTGTCATAAGAAAGATCTGATAAGAAAAGATTGCTCTTCTCTTTTATGTGTTCTTTCTTTATAATGTTTAAAAATTTTTTAGATATTAATTGAATAAGGTCACAAATTTCTCTACCTTCTACTTTATAACCTTGTTTTAAATTAGACCAAGTATTTAAAGTATTTACGACTTTATCCTTAATTGAATAATTAAAATCTCTTTTTATACCTACGCTACCCTTACTTTTCCAAAGTATGTTTTTTTTCACTAATTCTTTTTTATAATTAAATGTCCAGGCCCCTGTTCTTGCACACATAATCCAATCCTCTTCTGAAAAATTCTTTTGAATTTCGTCCAAATCAAAAATATCTATTATTTCCCCTTGTACTATTTCTCCTGTATCCTTACCGTCTACAATCTTGGTTTTAGGGGTGAATTCTTTTTCCTCTCTAAACTTAGGGTTAATTTCCTTTATAATGCTTTGGGAAAAATCTTTTATTCTCTTGGGTAATCTGTATGATTTTTTCAAGATTATTTTTTTATGACATTTTCTGAAGAGAAATGTATCTGGATCAGCGCAGTTAAAACCATAGATGGACTGGTCATCATCCCCTGCCAAGTAGATTTGTTTGTCCCCTGTTCCTTTGAACATTTTATCCAGAACTTTCCACATTAATGGATTTAAATCCTGACACTCATCCACGAATAAAATATCATAGTTGGGGAGAATTATGTCAGGCGCCAAAGTCAGGGCTAACATATCCGTGAAGTCTATTATTCCATAAGCTTTTTTAAAATCTTTATATGTATTGTAGGTAAATTCTAGATCATCTAAATGTATGTTATTATATTGATAATTTTCCTGAAGTTCTTGAAAGTAATGCTTAATAGACAACCAAGAATTTCCATGAGAACAAGTATTAAGTCCTTTCCTAATTAAATCTAATTTGTTTGTTAAGAATTTTCTTCTCTCTCTTTCTTTCTCTTTTTTTTCATCATCATCTTCTTCTGGGTCATCTTCTTTTCTGTGTTGTTTATATTGCTCTCTGGTAAGCCAGTCAGATTTAGGCCAGTTTAGTACTTTATTTAAATATGTTTCATCTGAAGTGGTTAACAATTGGAGTTCTTTGGGTAAAGCTCTTTTACACAGAGCGTGAAGAGTTCTTATAGAATCTAAATCCTCTTCTTCAAAACCAAACTCGTTTTTGCATCGGAGCTGAAGAGTGGTAGCTGTTGCTCTAGCATATCCCACTAAGCAAATTTGTTCTTTACTATAACCATAATCTAGTTTTTCTTTTAGAATGTTTAGTAGCCGAGTTGTTTTTCCCGTCCCAGGTGGACCAAAAATTTTAGTTGTTCTATACAAATCAGGGACAATTTTTTTCAAAAGTTCTCCTTCTTTTCATTTGAAAACTCTATTTTTTCACGAACTAATTTTTCTTCTTCAAAATTGGTGATAGAAACAGAATAAACATTCCTTTTTATATTTCCTTGAATGTGTAATTTTTCTCTTGTTACTCCACCCATTTTTTTCAAAAACAAATGAGTATTCTCTTCTGAAAATTTCCATTTCTTTTCGTCTACTAAATGAGTAAATAAATTGTCAAAGGTGAAATGAACCATTTTTTTCTTCGTATCAACAAAAGGTTTTCTGTCAATATGTGTTCTATCTTCGCTTCTCCGTGATTTGAAACAAAAGTCTTTCATAATTTCTTTTAATTTAAACATCGGCATACTTTCCTCTGGTGCATCTTCTCCTGTAGCTCTTTCTTGTAATTCAATGACTGCCGTATCCCAATCCACCTGTTTCATTCTTGGTGGACTTTTACCTGTTTGTTCTGTTGCTGCTTCTCGAGCTAGTTGTTGATTAATTAATTCTTTAGAATTTAATTTTACTTCGTCTCCATCAAATCCTAAAAACCATTGTCTTGGTGTTGATCTTATGTATGACAAAGGTCCGAGAGCCGTGTTTCGTAACCCTTTAATCGATTTAACTCCAAACTTTCTCAAGATACATTCGCTTTTATTACAAAATTTACTTAAATGATCTTGATTACATCTGTAAGCATAATCTTTTTTTTCTCTAGACTGTACAACTTTTTGAACTTCTTTATATGTTAGTTCTGGTTTAAAAAATTTTGTGTTATATTCTCCTGTTTTATTTTGCCAATTCTCAGGAAAACGCATTTTTAAATATCTAGTCATGTCTAGTAAAACGTCATCCCTGGCACCTCTTTCTATCCCAAAACTAGCCAACGTTTGCAGACAAGGGGGTCCATCTTTAAAATCGTCCCCATTTAAAATGCATTCTAATTTTTTAAGTTGATCAATTGTAATTAAACTTTTTTCGTGAGCTTCAAAAAATTCCTCTATCGATGCTTTTGATCCATCTTCTTTTATCATATATCTTTCTGTGTTTTGGTAGTTGTAATAAGGTATATTAATCCAGCTCCCTGCAGAGCCTTTGTCTAAATCCAAATATTTTTGGACTGGAAAAATTCTATCTGGTTTTTCTACACCAAAGATATGTTTTATTGAGTGAAGTTTTTCTCTCATCAACATTGCAGGTACGTATTCTTTTGAGAAGACATATACATGTACACCGCCACTTTTAGATCTTATTGGAATAACAGGGACGTTTATACTTTTTAATTTTTTAAATAATTCTTTTAAATCTGGTTTATAGTTATCGAGATCTATCGCCCCCCATTTACATTTACTTTCTTTATTAATAGGGCATATTCCTAAACTGTCTGCTTCAATACTTCCATTTTTAGTTTTTACATTGAATTTTTTACCTTCTAAATGAGCTTGCCACATAGAATCATCGTGGTTATAGTCAGAAGTCCAAGAGACTCCTGATTTTTTTGTAGCACTACTGTTTTGATGCTCGGTTATATGATAACCAAACCTTTCTTCTAATCCCGTAAATATATTTCTAAACTTCTTTAGCATAATTTTGTCTTGGGCGCTTCCACGCTTGCTTCCACGCCCAATCCTAGGAACTAACTTTCGTTAGCGATTAATATGGTGAATCGGTTTTTGATTCATCAGATCCGTGTTTAACTTTCACTAAACCTTTGCTATTTTTTTCAGCAAAACTTTTAGCAATTGCATAAACACCTTTATCTGTAACCGGACCAACTTTAGATACATCCCATCCAAACCATGTTCCTT